ATTAAGCTGGTAAACCTGTCCACCTGCCAATCACATCAATGTCCAGAACACCGACCGCATCCGCTGCCGCACCTGCCCATAACAGGGTAAGGTAGGCATCTTTAGGCAGTTTGGCAGGGGCTTTAATGCCCGTTTTACGCAAAATAGCCGTTGAAGATAAGGCTTGTGTGGCCGGGACAAAATACGCGGCATCTTCAGCCGGTGTCGCATCCACGCCATCACAATATTTGTAGCCAATCGAACAGGTTGAACTGCCGGTAAAGGCATCCGATATGGTTACTAGGCAATCGTGGATCTCAAAGCCAGCCGGTATCTTACCCAGAACCAGCGTATCTGCGATCTGAATAGCATCGGTATGGTCTGAATCCAGCCAAATCCCGCCTGTAGCCAGTGTCAGGTTAAAGGTTAGTCTAGTCTCGTTGCCATAGGCAGCGGTAAACGGGACGTTGTTGTTTATATTCTTGCGGGTAACGACGGCAGTCATTGGAATCTCCTAAAATTTTTAATGGTTGTTGCGGTATAAAAACTTTAGAAAAGCCTATATGCCAGCAATCTTTACACTACTGTCTATGGCAATCACACCCTGGTCTGTAAACTGATGACCTGCCGACCCATAATCCTGATCGAATCTGATCTTGCTGGAGCCGTTCATCATTCCGATTAAAATTTCCAGCTTGTCGCCGTGATCCAGTTCTTTTTCTGACCAGAAGAACGGATTGCCGGTCTTGTTGTTCATGCCAAGGGCTGTTGCCAACGCTTGACCACCCAACAAAATTGAACGGTCAACGGCATGAGTAGTACCAAAAGAAGCGGGTACGCAATCTGTCGTTGTTTCGGTTTCTGTCAAGTAAGACTCACACCATCGAATCGGGTCGTTTGCATAGAAGCGAATCGGTTTAGGCATTTTGACAATCAAGATACCATTCCATATACCTGCGTCGCCCATGAATAGCGGGTTTCCACCTGCGGTTTGTGACCGCGCCATGGCTTGCGCTTGCAACGTTCGGAAGTTGGTTGATTGCAGGAACGAGGTGTAGTTTTCGCTGGATACCAACAGAACTCTTAATGGCGAATCACTTGCCATCTTGTCGCCCTCGAAAATAACGGGGGGCGGCGGCATCGCCATGGAATCCATCACGGTTCTGATACCATCAACCACATCAATGTTAAGAACATCGGTTGTAGCAATGGTAATATCATTGCCACTTGCGGCAATCGGTTCAATGCCTGAACCCGTGGACATAAAGTGTCGGTTTTTCGTAGGGGCTTTGACGGAATTAATCATGATGCTGGAAAAATCCACATCGGATTGCAGCGGTACTGCCCATTCAATATTGTTGTGAAAGCCTCTTGCGCCTGCCAAATGAACTAAACTAATCTGGTCCATCAAACGATTCATGTATTCCTCTGCCGCCGCCCGTGCCAATGACCGTAACTGCCATCGGGTACGCTGTTGCGTCATTGCATCGCCAGCGGATACGGGTTTGCGGGTTTGGTTAATACGTAGTTTGTCTTGTGAGAAACTTAACGCTTCGCCCAAGCCTTCAGCATTTTGACCGCCCATAATAGGCTTGCCGCCTAACGGGTTAATCAAATCGAAAGTGATCTCGTCACCTGCGGTTTTGCTCAAATCTTTGCAGAGGACAATCGGGTATTTATTGCTCGATTGAACGCGAATCGCGCTTTCTGCGTCTGACTGCATCGGCATTGGGCCGGTGAGCCGGTTTAAAATGGTGTTGCGTTGCATACAGGCTGCAAATAAGCCTGCGCTCTGGATACGGATTGCTTGATCCGACCCATAGGGTACATTGGTCATAGCCATGATAATTGTTTCCTTCTACGGGAGTGGCTTCGTCTCTTATCGACGTTGCGTTTTCTCTGCCCTAAGCAGAGTATTCTTTAGTTCATATCAACTTTGCCATCATCTTGTTAATTTCATCCGGTGATTTTCCGAAAAACTTTTGTTCAAGTTCGCGGCTTGTCATCGTCAGCATTTGCTCAACCTCGTCATGCTTTCCGGTGGTGCCTGCCGGGATATCGGTAAGGCTTCCTGGATTGCTGCGTTTGGTATTAGCGATAATGGTTTGTGCTTTGCCTGCTACATCGGTAACAGGCTTAATGCCTTGGGCTTCTTTATAGGCCGAAAACATTTCAATCAAGTCAGAAGCGGGGCGCTTGTATTCCAGCGCCTCGATGTAACTTGCTTTGACAAAAGAGGGTTGCTTGTTGACCCAAACATTAAAAGCTTTGTCGTCAACGATTTCATCTGCATCGGGATGCGCTTGCCTGATGGATGAAAAATAGCGCTCTTGTGCGGTTTCATTGGCGATCTTCTCAACGGGTGCGACCCGTTCATTGATCTCGTTTTGAAACTGCGACAGGCCGTTTTTGATTCCCTCGTCGATCATCTTCTGAATAAACGGCTTCATATCTTCGGCAACTTCGCGGAACTCGCCTTGATATTCTTCCAGAACTGCATCTTGGGCTTTCGTATCGCCGGTGCCAGCATCCTGAATCTTTGCCTCTTGTAGAGACTTGATTAGTTCAGCTTGTTGGCTTGCGAACTGCTCCCATTCTGCCGCCTTTGAACGAGCATCCACCAACTCCTGGTAGGGAATCTGGTGCTTTCCGTCCTTTGCCAGTAATTCGGGTTCTTCCTCTACAGCGGCGGACGACTCGCTGTTTTCCTTAGTGCTTTCGCCTTTGGTTTCGTCCTCAAGAGCTTCGCCGCCTAAAACAGCGTCTTTCTCGTCATCGGTCAAACTGTCGAACTCAGTCGGATTATTTTCGTAATATTCAGCATCTTTACTCATACATCATAAAATCTCAAATTATTCCGTAGAAGGTAATAATTACTCGTATCGTGAGCAGACGGTTTAGAGAGTCTTATATTTATCACATTATTTACTTTTTAGCAATAATAGAATCAAGATGTTAGAGACTATCAACTGATTACACATGCTAACATAACCTATAGGTTAAGTTGCTAATAAATACTTATTAATCAATCATTTATGTTACCGGTTCCTGGTATCAATAGATGTTATTCCCGGCGTATCTTCATCAAAAGCTGATACCTTACAAACGCCATTATCAAAAAGCAAAGCTAATAGTGAGTCTGTCGTTTTTCGTCCTAATGAATCTGGATACCCCCTAACCAATCCCAATAGTGCCATTAAAATACCCGCTTCCTCTTGGCTCATTCTAATTACAATCGTTTTTTCTGTTGTTAAAATCATGTTAATCAATAACCTATAAATAATCACCTAGATTAAGATACGTCATTATGATGCTTCCTTTCGTGTTCAAAATTCCATCGTGGTCAATATCTGTATTGGTTTCAAAGCCCACATTCAAATAAACAGGGACTGGGGTTGTAGTCCCATCAAACTGTGCGCTTGCTGCTAATGCGCCTGTTGAAGCCGTGGCCGTGTATGCAGCTGCGGCACCATCCAACACTTTAGTTAGCTTGGGTAACATATCGACCATTGTTGAACTTAAGGTGATGTTGCTGGCTGCGACTGATCCAATCGCCCACGTCAATGAAGCTGAATCATTAATGGTCCCTGTTGTTGCGGCACGGTCTGTCGTCACGGCCCATTTAAGCGAAGCCGTTACACCCAACAATAAAATACGACCAGCCGGGAAGGTAAAAATCTTCTTACTGGCATAAGCGAGGGCATCTGTCACTGTGATCGCCACATCGGTTAATGTGAAATTAACTTGTTGGACTAGACTTTGTGTGACATTAACTGCGGTTAAGCCGGTTAAAACCTCTACACCTTCGGTTAATGCGCCATCGCCTCCAAGGATCGTAAAAACGTCACTGTGTTCTTGGTAATAACCGATCAGGCCAGCGTCAACTTGCTGGACGGTTCCTGCCTGCCAGTTGTTAGCCTGTGGTCTTTCACCAACACGGGTTGGTGCGGTAGCATCTTGGTTTGATCTTACGGTGTACATGGTGTTCTCCTGGGTTAAAGGTTGCTGTTAAGTGCTTTAGGTAAATATGAGAATGGTCGTCCTGCTTTTTTTGCCCAGCCTACTGCAAGATAACACTTTTGTCTTGCTCTTGCTTCTGGTGT